GCATATGAGAAGATTTCTCAAGATATAAACACGGTATTTGATGGCGTAAAATTGGAAGGATTTTAATTATGTTTGATAAATTTAAAAATAAAATAGCATCATGGATAATCGAATGGGCACTTGATCATAAGTTTCGTGTCGATCCAGCATACAATGTATGTCGCACACAAAAGCTATACAAGGTTGGTAAGGATAAATTTGTTGGAAGATCAGAAGAAGCAGCAATCGTGTATTCTGTTTTGGAAGGTGATGGTAGCCAACCAAAATTTATCGAAGAAGTCGTATTTTATAAATAACTGTTGAATTTAGACAAAGATTTAATAAGTTAAGTGAATGATCAAATCGTTTCAATTCTTATCAGGCTTTGCACTTAATTTTCCACATTTAAAAGATCGTAAATTTCAGTTTAACGATAATCTGAATATTTTATTTGGAAATGTCGGTAGTTGTAAGTCAACTATGCTCAAGACTATGGCGGCATATTGTGGTATCCAAGTTGGTGGATGGAGCACGATATCTGATCCTCCTAAACTTGCCTATGATAATATAAAACATTTTCCTTTATGTTATAGAAATTATTCCCCTGGACAGTGCGATGCATTAGTAGAGTGGGATGGAACTCCTACATTTTTCAATGATTCAGAGGCAATGGGTAAAAACGATAATACATGGTTTTACAGCAATGCAAGCCAATCGGCAGATGGAATCACTACAGACTCCGAACAACTCGATATTCTGGCATCTAAACCGTCATCAGGACAGTATAGGATACATAAGATCAACAAGATTATGAAGGTTATCCAACATCCACCAAATCTTGAGATTATCCCAAATAGCATCATCGATCCAAGATTGCGGGAATTGGCAAAATTTGAAGTACAGTATATCCAATCTCTTCCCAGAGACGGAAAGACGACTTTACTTTTAGATGAACCGGAAAAGGCATTGTCTATTCCAAAACAAATAGAATTGTTTGATGTATTAGTTAAGTTATCCGAACATTTTCAATTAATTGTTGCAACCCACAGCCCTTTTATATTAGAATATAAAAAAGTCAATATATTAGACATCAGCCCTGGATATTTAAGCGACTGCCGGAAGTTGATACGCGGATTATCCAAAGGTAAATAGGCTATATGAACATGGAGACTTTTATCGGAAATGCAATCAATGAGATGATTTCTGAGGGAGTCTCTGTCGAATTTACAAAAAGACATCGTACAGGTAAGTTTGGATATAATTTCTTTTACGACGGTCAACATCCGAGATATGGTAAAAAGGTATTATTTAAAATACACTTCTATAATAATACATTAGAGGAAAACTATGGTGTATTCATCCATGAATTTTGTCATTTTAGACAGTGGAAGGATAAAATACCTCTATGGGATGATGCAAGAACGGCAAATGTTATTTTCGATGATTGGATTCAAGGTAAAACAGAATTCTGTACAGAGGAAGAAGTAAGAATAGTACAACGTCTTGAACTTGATTGTGATAAACGAGTATTGGATATGATAACCGAATACGATCTTCCAATTGATAAGGATCAGTATATAAAAGATTCCAACGGTTACATTCTGTCATATAATGTCATGTTTAAGACGAGAGAGTTCTATATAACGGATGCATACTCTGCACCAGAGGTTGTAATTCACGTTCCTACCCATCATATCACCGAACAAGAACTAGGAGATTGTTCCCCTGAGTTTCAACTAGCCTTTTTATTAAAGGTCCATAGTTAATATATTCTTTTGGACATAGATTCGAACATATGGCCCAATCTATTATTATCTAAAAAGTGGCGCAAGGATTTCACATCTATAGGTTTAGAATAATCCATTAATACTAATTCATCCACTATACTACCATCGAGATCATCTATTCTTGATTCGCTAGGAATTATTATAGTAGGTTTGACGAATATTATTTTATGCGTCACCTTTTTAAGCTTAACACATATTTTGTTTATAAATGCATCTAATTTACTTTTTTCAAAATAATTCATCAGTTCATGGTTATTCGATAATTCTTTTGTATGATAAAAAATCCCAACATTATTATGCATACGCTCGTTGAAGTTATATATGAATACATACATGATAACCTTTTTAACATCGGGAGTAAATTTAATTAATAAATTATAATCGTATAATATGTTAATAATTTCCGTTTCTATGGAGAATAGAAACTCATCAATAGATTCGAACTTGTATGTCATATGACACTATATCATTCTCCGCAGTTGAATTCATATTTAAATACTTCCTCTTTATTATCACCGAAGCAATTCATCATACCGGATAACCAGTTTGCATCTCGGCCAGGAATTTCATTCCAGTAGAATTTTTCTGCATGATAAGGATTTTTTCCTGATATTGCATCACGATATAAATTTAATATACCATGAGGAGTGTTGTTCAGTTTAGGATTTGGGGTACTTGCTATAATTAAACTACGGTTTTTAGACCTTGATATACAAGGAATAATCGCTGGAATTATGTCCCATTGTGCTCCTTTGGATATATAATCATAGTCCATTAAATATACACGATCTAGTGAATGCCCCCGCACGCCAATAGCCGAGTAAGTCATGCATATTATTTTTGAACCATTATTAAACTGTATATAATTACGAGTTTTATGAGTCGGGTCGTTAATATTTTTCGAGACTCTTTCTAAAAAATCATAAGCTTGTGCCTCCTTTGGAATTAATACAGCTATCATTAAATTAGGAGTTGTAGTGGCGTGATAGATAATATCCGATAATACCATCGTAGTCAATCCTACTTGACGACTAGACACTAGAATGTTGAACCTATTCTTATTCCATTCTGTTAATATTTCTTTTTGGCGTGGATATAATGAAAGGTTAGACAATCCGTTATCTAACGTGTTAATTTTTATATTCTCCTCACTCCAATGAACCACTCCATGATATTTTTCGTCTGACATACTGATATTTAATTTGATGTATTGAAGATATCATCTGAAATTTTCTTATACTTCTCCTTCAAATCTTTCGGACAGTTTCCTATACGAAAGTGAATTATACCATTAAAGAAACTATCATCAAAAAGAACACCATGACGCATTTGCTCTAAAGTTTCCATATAAGCGAGTGTCCACTTCGTCTCACAGTGATGAAGAATAGTTCTTTTAAATATATCAGGCCCATACTTTTTCAATATCTCTTTCAAATCATTTGAACTCCCGAAATATTTTTTCCAATCGCTCTCCTTTTTTACTCGACGATTCCTCTTTGTGCCTTTAAGAGGTTTCAATTTTAGGTTACTCCAGAAAATCTTTTTTCCTAAGTATTTCGTAGGTTTATCTTTTGGATAATCATCTGGAACATTGATAATTTCTATAAGATATACAAATCCGAGGTAATCTTCTATATTTTCTGGAATATTTTCCCATTCATTCATTTATATATTTAAGAACGTTTTTTATGTTTTCTACGTCTTCTTTTTTTATTTTGACCTAAAACCGTAGGAACACGGGCATCAGAAACATCGTACGGACCATCATTGCCAAGAACATCTCCAGCAGTTAAACATTCCCATATAGCCCGAGCAGCAGGACGCTTTCTACCTATATCCACTTCCAATTGCATATTATACATTATAGATAAATCTTTCAGTTCTTTACGCTGTTTTTGTGTTGGTATAATTTTATACGAATACCATAGTGTCGGAGTATGTGCCGTTTCTTTGACAGCCTTGATCCATCCTTTATTTTTTAATAGTCCCATCGCCAATAGTAACTTTGCAGTGTAATCCGTAAAACCTGATACATTTGGTTCAAATTCTTCTTTATATTTTGGGTTTTTATCTATTATTTTTAATGCAACATTTCCATGCGCTTCGTACGGAACAGGAACCGCTTGACCAGAAGGACTTATCCAGAACCCATAAGGACAAGTTGTAGGCAAATCATGGGATTCTCCTAAGAGATTTTCGATAAATTTATCAAATTCTTCTGTCATATTATAGTATTTACTTGAAATCTTATAATGGATAGTTTATTATATAGAAAATGAAAAACGCATTAGAACTTTTAGATGAGTATGCCAAAGAAATGGATATGGACACTCAAATAGATTCCACTAATATTATGGAGAAACAGTTATCCTCTCCTAATGTTAAACATAAATGGTTATATCGCCACATGAAAAGTAAGAAAATCCTTATTGATTTGGTGGAACAAAAAGAAGGATTTATTAATAATACATTACATAATAACAATCCGCTCCATTTATCAAAAGCGGTTGTCGCAGCAAAAGCGGGTAACGATCCGACCTATAAAGAGCTACAGAGAGCAATTAAGGATCAAGAGCTTCTGGTGGAATATTTAGACACTAATATAGGAAAAATTCTTAGTCAAATGGGGTTCGATTTTAGAAATCTCGTTGAGTTGATGAAAATGGAGCAACTATAATATGAGTGGTCGTTGTCGCCCTAATAATATTCCACCCCCTCCTCCACCAAAGAACTGGATTATAGAGGAAGGAAATACTACACCTCCGCAACCACCAAATAAGGGAGTTTACACACCCTTATTTAACCAGCTATATGATATTCATGATACATGTTTATCTGGAGTTATTTTTCTTAATGAACCTGCTCATTTAAAAACCTCTTATAAGAAATGTGAATATTGTGGAACAGTAAATAATGTTTCGTATGAAATTAATAATTGTGAATCTTGTGGCGCACAATTTGGATTATTGGAATGGTTAGAGAATGTAGTAATAGCAGAAAGAGTCGAAAGGGGTGTGATATGCGGGGCATACACCGGATTAGATGTTATATCGGAATATAAATCAACTGCTATACGGATTATATCTAATGCATTTAAGAATCATATAAAGTATATGAACGATTCTTCACAAATATATGATATGTTGCACGAATTACCCGATCAGAAAATAGAGAATTTAATGGATTATTTTGGAGGTTTTTTTAAACCTGATAAGTTGGACAATTCGTATTGTGGTTGAAAATATAAAAGTTGATATCAAAGGTAAGAACGGAATAATATCGTGTTCACCAAATATTCTGAAACTTATTAGAGAAAAATTCTCTATAAAGAACCCATCATATCAAAGTCGAAAATATGTTGATCGGATATATGCAATAACACCATCAGGAGTGTTCCAGATAGGGATATGGCATGAAATAGAAGGGTTTATACGATCATTAGGGATTGTATTCAAAATAGCACTCACAGACGAGTTTAAACAACAATTTACACCATCAACAAAAATAACCAAAATATCAAAGATTGAGGGATTTGATTACTACGATTATCAAGAAGACACTCTAAAAGAATTTCTGGAAGTGGGGAGAGGAATATCCTTGCTTGCAACAGGTTCTGGGAAAGCATTGATCGCAGGAGGACTATGTAAATCATTCTTAGATCATAATCCAAAGTGTAAAATTTTGATATCTGTCCCAAATACGTATCTTCTTAATCAGCTATATAATTCATTCATAGATGAGTTTAAAATATATGATGTGACGATGTGGGGAGATAAAAATATCCCTGATCTAACTAAGAATATAATAATCGCAAATAATCAGATACTGACATCTGATATAAAATATACATTATCAGTTGTTCAGAATTTTGATGTAGTTATTGTGGATGAAGTGCATCGAGTAGGCGATAAGAAAAGCCAAATCGGAAAAGTCATTCATAATATTCACACCCCGAACAAATTCGGATTAACAGGAACATTACCAGACAATATCATGGTTATGTGGAATGTCATAGGTAAAATTGGACCTATTCTATATGAGAAAAATTCTTATGATATCCGAAAAAAAGGAGCCATTACTGATATAGAGGTAAATGTAGTTGTATGCTCACATAATATAAAACCGACGTTTGTAGCACAGACTAATGAACCAACCGAGATGTATAATTTTGAATTAGATTATATAATGAATTTGCCATCTCGAAACGAAGTGGTCAGAAAAATTGTACATAGTCTTCAAGGCAATATATTAGTATTGGTTGATCGACTCGACTACGGAAGAATATTGTATGATATTCTTCAAAAAGAAGACAGAAAGGTGTTCTTTATACAAGGCGATACACCGACCGAAGAACGTAACATGATAACATCTCTGATGGAGAAAGAATCAGGGATAATAGTTATTGCAATGAGTACTATATTTTCCACAGGGGTATCCGTCAAGAACCTCCATTATGCTGTGTTTACATACATAGGAAAATCGACCGTAAAAATAGTTCAGTCCATAGGACGAACAGTAAGAAAACACGAAACGAAGAATAAATCTATCATCTTCGATATTGCAGATAATCTTAATTATTCGTATAAGCATTTACGTGAACGTATTAAGATATATAAAAAACAAAAGATAGATTTCAAAATTTCAAATATAAAAATATGAACAATACATCTACTCAAAATTACTATCTCACCGGAATATGTTCACTACCCTCTTATCAAGATGATAACTGGATATTTCTTAACGGTCAGAAGAAATATGAATATGACAATCCAATCGCCAAAGATCAACCCGAAAAAGATTTAAGCAAGAGTAAACTTCCCCAATCCTTTGATGCAAGGGATTGGGTTAATGAATGGAGAGAAACCTTACGAAGTGCCCCTACTATGTCATGGGATGACGGAACTATGCTCTCTTGGTTTAGTAATGCGATTATGTGTGGATTCGATGAAGCTAGTCGCAGAGAACAAGACCGAGAAAAGTACGTTTATATTCTACGCTCCTCTCAAACTTCCGGTGTTATTGCAACATATTCCGAATTACCATCTAAAGAGATATGTGACAGGGACTATTCATTATATCTAGGGAAAGACCTAGTGTGTATTGGAGGATCGGACATACCCGTATCTGGGCAAGGTTCGGAATGGAATTGTGTTTTAGAAAAATGGAAAATCGATTCCACTAATAGAATACACGATATAGTTAAAATTGAATACAAATAAATTTATGTGGGACGAAACCGAAATTGAAGAGATTATACCTGATGAAATTGAAGGACTTGAAACAGTCTTTGAAGAAGAA